TATGAAGAAAGCAACAGCACAAAACCTTAACCAGACAGGGATGTCTCTTGCACAAAAGGCGGCTCAGATGGGCTACGGCGCAACGTTTGGGTTAAACGCTTCTCAATAAAGGACAATAATGGCAAAGACAAAAATCTCGGAGTTCGACTCCAATCCGGTGAACAACACAGACATAGATGGTATTAACCTAGCCGAAGGTATGGCTCCTGGTCTGGTAAACAATGCCATACGAGAGTTAATGGCGCAGCTAAAGGACTTCCAAGCAGGGATAGCAAGCGATAATGTAACTGTGGGGGGTAACTTAGCGGTAACAGGCACATCTGCATTGACAGGTAACGTTACCATTACAGGCACTGCCACAATGTCTGGCAGAAACGTAGACGCCTTCCCTAGCGGCACTAAGATGCTATTTCAGCAGACTACAGCGCCAGTAGGATGGACAAAAGACACCACGCACGATAACAAGGCTTTGCGTGTTGTGTCAGGAACAGCGGGTACAGGCGGTTCAGCAACATTTACTGCAGTGTTTGCAGGTCGAAACGTAGGCGATACGGCTTTAACAACGGCACAGTTACCAAGCCACAGCCATACGTTTAATGTTAACACCGGGACAGCATCAGCTAACCACGTACACGGGGTTAGCGACCCTGGTCACGCACATACATATGTTAGACGACTTGGACTTGGTGGCGGTGGGGGTAACGATCAGCCTGCGGGTAGTCTCCAAAACGTTTCAACCACTAGCGCGTTTACAAACATCTCAATAACGGCAAGTGGTGCTGATCACACTCACAATGTTACTGGTACAACAGCCACAACAGGTAGCGGGTCAACTCACAGTCACAGTATTGACTTAGCTGTGCAGTATGTTGACCTTATTATCTGCTCCAAGACATGAAAATAGAGCCTGGCACATTCTGCCCACTAATAAAGAAAGATTGCATACAAAATAAATGTGCTTGGTTTACACAGCTACGTGGCAACAACCCTAACACTGGTAAAGAGATAGACGAGTGGGGTTGTGCTATCGCTTGGATGCCTATCCTTACGATTGAGAATAGTCAGCAACAGCGACAGACAGGTGCGGCAGTAGAGAGCTTTAGAAATGAGATGGTGCAAGCCAATGCTTCTACAGCAGAACTGATCTCTAACCAGCAAAGGTTACTCGGAAGTTAAACTAACCTTATGTTATAAATCAACCTACTAACCCATTAGGGTGTGACAATGGATGAAGTTAGCCACAAAGATATATATGATCGCCTGGTGGCTGTCGAGTCAAAGGTAGATAAGATTGACGCTCAAACTACCGAGGTTGTCTCCGCATTTGAGAACGCAAAAGGTGCGTTCATTGCACTCGACTGGCTAGCAAGATTTAGCGGACGCATACTAAAAGTGGCGGCTTTCTTTGCCGCATTTAGTGTTGCCACCACAATCATTTGGGAACGGTGGACTAAATGAAGTCGCCCAAGCTGGTGCTGATTGAATGGGTGGATGCCTATCACGTTGACGCATGGCAGTTTGGAGCAAAACCAAAAGCAGACTTTGACCCATGCTGGTCACTCGGTTTCCTGATGGACGAAAATAAGCAGGGCGTAGTTCTGGCACAGACTTGGTTCGATGGTGACTGTGCGAATCTAATCGGTATCCCACGAGGCACGATAAAAAAAATAAATGTTTTGGGTGACCTGAAGGGGTAGGAATGAAAGTGACCGACGAGCAATTTATCCAGCTATGGGATAAGTACCAAAGTCCGGCAAGGTTAGCTGAGGCAACAGGGATGGCGGTTAGAGCAATCTATAATCGCCGAACTCGGATAGAAAAAAAGCTAGGTATCGCACTACATTCAGAGTCGTCGACAGGTGCAAAGAACGAGCGTTTCTACTATCGACACCACATGGCTCGCGCTGATGCAAAGTTATACAACGGTAAAATATTTGTAGCGTCCGATTGTCACTATCACCCAAACGAAATATCCCCAGCGCACAAGGCTTTTGTTAAGTTAATCAAAAAACATCAGCCTGAAATTGTGTGTATGAACGGCGATGTGTTTGACGGGGCTACTATCTCTCATTATCCCAAAGCGGCGTGGGACGCAGTCCGACCACCTACCGTTAAGGAAGAACTAGAGGCAGTTGCAGAACGCTTGGATGAGATTGACAAAGTAGCTGGAAACGCTTTACGTGTCTGGCAGATCGGGAACCATGACCTCAGATATGAAGCAAGACTAGCATCAGCCGCACCTGAGTACGAGGGCGTACAAGGATTTGCTCTACGTGACCACTTTCCTGCATGGAAGCACGTACTAAGTTTGATGGTTAACGGCAACCTGATGATAAAACACAGATACCATAACGGCATTCATGCCACGTACAACAATACTGTCAAAGCGGGTATTAGTATGGTCACGGGTCACCTGCACAGGCTTCAAGCAACGATCTGGTCTGACTATTGCGGCTCACGGTTTGGCATCGACACAGGAACGCTAGCAGAGGTCGATGGCGATCACATGTCCTATGGGGAAGACTCACCAAAAAACCATGCGTCGGGTTTTGCTGTTTTGACTATCTACGATGGCAAGTTGCTCTACCCTGAGTTCTGTTATGTCGTTGATAAAGTCGCCTATTTTAGGGGTCAATCTGTATGAAGCTCGTTGACGATTCACGCGACTGGTCGAAGTGGTGGTCGGTTAGACTATCCATTATTGGAGGCACACTATTAACATTCTTGGAGGCTTTTCCTAATGCTCTCGCAACTGTTATCAATACTCTCCCGCAAGAAATCACAAGCACCATCGACGAACCCATCCTCAAGGGAATCGGAATCGTCTGCATCCTCGCCAGCCCTATTGCAAGGGTCATCAAGCAAGTGGATAGAACTAGCGACGGATCAGATTAAGCAGGATGAGGGGCTAGTCTTACATTCCTATGCTGATACTCTGGGCTACGCAACTATTGGCTACGGACGGCTAGTAGACCAGCGCAAGGGCGGTGGCATCTCAGAAGACGAGGCATTGTATCTGCTAAAAAATGATGTCAACGCTCGATTGAACGTGCTAGAAAATGCGATTGATTTCTTTGCTCGGCTAGATGACGCTCGCAAAGCCGTGCTATTGAATATGTCATTTCAGCTTGGAATTACTGGATTACTGAAGTTTAAGAACACGCTGGCCAAGATCGAGATGGGTGACTACGACGGTGCTGCTGACAATATGCTCAAGTCACTTTGGGCACGACAGACCACAAATCGGGCAGGTAGATTAGCAGAGCAAATGAGGACAGGGCAATGGCAATTTGGCTAAAGTTCAAAGCGTATATCTTGGCATTTGGTGCGGCATTAACAGCTATATTTGGCGTATATCTATACGGGCGGAGCAGTGGCGCATCCGATGCAAAGCTAAAGATTGAGAGGGCAGACCATGCGAAAGCGAGAACTATTGAAGACGCAGCGGATAGGGCGCGCAGGGCTGACGGTGACAACACTCCTGCTGTTGAGCGCCTGCACCGTTACAAACGGCTCAGAGACCTTTCGGACGGTCTGTAGAGAACTGGCAATGGACTTGCCTAGTTACAGCGTTAAAGACACGCCAGAGACGCTTAAAAGCGGCGCAAGGTTTATTGAAGTGTATTACGCAGTTTGTGAAGATCAACTAATGAGGTGATGTGATGTGGATTGCTGTAATTTATATGTGTTTTGCTGCCGAATGTTTTTTTATAGATTCGCCACCTGCTCTTACGCAAGAGGGCTGCCTTGAGATGTTGGCTGGGGCAAGTAGGCAACTGGCATCCGACCCTGCTGTTATCGCTTTTGACGGTAAGTGCATTCAGGTGCGAATCAAAGAAAGTTAGTCGTTACCGCATAATGGGTTAGCTCGTTGTCTTGGTTCATTGTTTTTGACCCAAAGAATAGGTAGGTGGGTTTTCTCATACTCAGCAACTAGCATAGCTAGTGTCCACATCTCCTCTGTCTCAAAGGTTTCTAGCCACCTCCTAAAGCGTTCCCAGTCTCTGTCGTGCATCGGGGGCAGGGCTATCTCGGCGGGGTATCCTTCTTCCCCATACACATCTATCCGACCTGCTGCCCAGCAGTCACCGTACTTAGCAATCCAGTCAGTGTTGATCGGACCCATCCAGTTTGTGCCGTAACTTAACATTTGTTTTTCTCCTTAAGTTTGGCT